CTACTCCACAGGCTGTGAACAACTGGCGGAGAGACAAGGCGTTTCCGGCCAACACCTATCTTATCATTTGCGAGGCGCTCGACGTCGCCGGGCTGTCGGTGCCGGACAGCCTGTTCATGATGCGGACCCGCCGCAAGCAAACCCGCCGGAGACGAAAGTAATGCCAGCCAACAATTTGGCGTGGACGCCGCCAATGGAAGAGCGGCTGCTGCAACTGCTCGACAAGGGGCTGTCGTACCTCGACGTCGCCAAGATCATGTCGCGCGAGTTCACCATCAGACTTAGCAAGAACGCCTGTATCGGGAAGGGCAGACGAATGCAGGTGGCGCTGAGAATGCCCGCAAGGAAAGGATCGGCATGCCGAAAAAGAAACGCTCGAAAAAATCGCGAGGGAAGAAGTCGCCAGCAAAGCGGGCGAAGAAACTCGCCAAGAAAAAGAAGAGTGGGAAGAAAAAGCCAGCAACACCGGCAGAGCCTGAAGCACCGGGCGCAGCCGAACAAAGGGAGAGACTTGACATTACTTCAGTTGCTCCCGACCAGTTGCCGCTGGCCGAACGGAAATAGTCCGAACGTCACGTTCTGTGGTGCTGACAAGGCAGATGGTTCTTCGTACTGCCTGAAGCACGCGCTCATCGCCTCTCCCGGCTTTGGGAGGGAGCGATGAGCGTAGACCGCTTCAGCATTCTCGCGATCGACCCCGGCCTGTCGGGTGCGCTGGCGTTCTACCATCCAGATACGGCCGACGTCGTTAGGGTCTACGACATGCCGCGTGTGGCCGACGAGATCGACGCCTCAGAACTCAGCCGCATCGTCCTCAAGCATTCACCGACCGTCGCCGTCATCGAGAAGGTCGGCCCGATGCCGCGCGACGGCGTGCGACAGGCGTGGCGGTTCAGCGCCGCCAACACCACCGCGCAGGTGGTTTGCGTCCTGCTGAATATCCCTACTTCACGAGTGTCGGCGGCGGCGTGGAAGGCGGGCATGAAGCTGAAGGGCGGTAAGAAAAGCAAGGAGCAGTCGCGCCTGATGGCGTTGCAACTTTTCCCGACCTGCTCCGACCAGTTCTCGCGCAAGAAGGACAGCGGCCGGGCCGAGGCCGCGCTGCTCGCCTACTTCATGGCGCAGCGATTTGTTTTCAACAGAGAAGTCAAATGATCGATGGTTACGAACGTCACTCGCCATCTTCGCTGAACCTGTTCGCTGCTTCTCCTGCGATGTGGGTTTTGGAGCGTGTGCTAGGCCGCAAGCAGCCGGTCGGCGCCCCGGCGCATCGCGGTGTTGCCGTCGAGGAGGGCGTCACCACCGGGCTGATGGACATGCGGCTTGGTTTCGGAAGCTGCATCAACGCGGCGTTCACCAAGTACGACACACTCACCGCCATGTCGCCCGATCCGCGCCGCGAGCGTTACCGTGCGACTATTCCCAGCATGGTGAAGTCGGCGCTGGAGACGCTCCGCAAGTACGGCAAGCCGACCGGCGTGCAGGGCTTCGTGTCGTGGCAGCCGGAGGATCTGAAGCTGCCGATCGTCGGCTACTACGACTACGAGTGGAGCCATCACGGCATACTGGGCGACCTCAAGACCACCGAGAAGATGCCGTCGCAGATCAAGGTCGGCCACGCCCGGCAAGTATCGCTGTACGCCGAGAGCGACAACATCGATGCGCGGCTGATCTACTGCACGCCAACGCGGCTCGAGGTTTACGGACTGGAAAACGTGCGCCGCCATCGCGACGCTCTGCACAAGATCGCCCTGTCGGTTGAAAACTTTCTTGCGCTGAGCGATGATCCAGAGTTCTTCGTGAACATCACCGTGCCGGACCTCGACAGCTTCTACTGGGCCAATCCTCCGGCGCGGCAATTAGCTTACGAAATTTGGGGAGTGTGATGTACAAGGCAAAGTATGACAATGAAGAGCAGCTTTGGTCGGTCTACATCTATTCGATCGACAACGACGGCCGCGAAGATTTTGAACTTGTGTATGACGGCTTCTCCACCATGACCAGCGCATTCGCCTTCATCAACTATCTGAACGGCGGCGACGGACGCACGTTCGAGCCGCCGGATAAGGAGCCGTAGACAACTTGAAAACGATACCGCTTTCCAAAGGGTACTCAGTCATCGTTGACGACGATGATTACGAAAAATTTTGACAAGATCGAAGCTGCGCGAGCATATGATGCTGCTGCGCTCAAAGCATTTGGGGAGTTCGCAAGGCTCAACTTCCCGCAGTCAATACCCGACTGATCGGGTGTGGTACGTCGCTGGCCTAACAGCGACAAAATGGAGAATGCAATGTCGATATTCGGGTTCAGCACTGAGACCTCGCAAGGCGGGGACTTCATACCAATCATAAAATTTGACGCACGCGCCGGACGTTTCTTTCGTGTCGATCGCGTGGACATCGGCTCCGGCTTCGTCAGTGAGAGCACCGACATCACCGGCAACTTCAAGGCGATCGTGGACTTCGACAACGTCGAGGTCGGCTGGATCGATTTCCAGCCCGGCTCCGCGCCGTCATTCGCGCTGGTGCCGATGGGCAGCAAGCTGCCTGATCGACCGACGCCGCGCCACAAGAACGGCGTGCGCTTCATGGTGAAGCTGGCGAAGGAATGCACTGGACCTGACGGCAAGTCGATCAGGGAAGTCGCCGGTACCTCGAAGGCCTTCCTGTCCGGCATCGAGAACATCTACCTCGAATACCAGAGGGACAGGGCCAAGAACCCCGGCAAGCTGCCGGTTCTGATGCTGGAAAAGACCGTGCCCATCAAGACCGGCTCCGGCGAGAAGAGCAGCACCAACTATCATCCGGTGTTTGCGATCGCGGGCTGGGTGCCGCGTGGCGATCTGGCGCCGCAGCCGAAGGCGAATGGCAGCGGACAGCAACCGCAGTCAACGCCGGGTAACGTCGCGCCATGGACCGTCGCGCCATCGACCGGCGCGCAGCCCAAGGCGGCGCCACAGGCGCAGCCTTCCCTCGCCGACGATTTCGGCTGATACTAAAAAATTGAGCGCCGGGGGCTATCACCTCCGGCGCTCAAAACCCGTCCCTGCACCACCCCTGTGAGATCGCGAAAGGACTAGCCGTGTCTATACCAGACGACCACCAAGACCTCAACCCGACCGGCTTTGACCCCAGCTTCGCCACGCCTCGCGGCTGGGCCGAAATGTACCGCGCCGCTGGCATTCAGGTGGTCCCCTGCAAGGACAAGCGCCCGGCACTGTCGCAGTGGGCCGATTTGCAGGAGAGCCTCGCCCCGGAGGCTACATTTGCCCGCTGGTACAGGACAGGAAGCGAACGCGGCGACATGGGGATGATCACCGGACCCTGCTCCGGCAACATCCTCGTCCTCGACCTCGACATCCACAAGCACCCGGAGGCGGCGGCGTGGTGGCGCGATCTGGTGGAGGCCGAGAGCCACGGCATCGAGCCGGAGGGGCCTGAGCAGGTCACCGGCGGCGGTGGGGTGCAGAAGCTGTTCAGGGCGCCTCCCGGCTACCGGGTGCCCACCAATCGCACCTCCATAGGCGTGGACGTCAGGGGGCACGCCGGTTTTGCCGTGCTGCCGCCCACCATGCACGCCAGCGGCAAGGAATACGCTTGGATGCCGCTGCGCGGCCCTTGGGAGGTCGCCATACCGGATGCCCCGCAATGGCTGCTGGACGCCATAGAGGCGCTGGTAGGGGAGCATGGCGGGCATCAGGGCGACGGGACGCGCACGGCCTCACCGGAGAGCGAATACGACGCCTTCGGCAACGTGCAGGACGGTCGCGAGGCGGTGATGCGGAGCGTGGTCTGGCGCCACATTCTGGAGATGTACCGCATGGCGCCCATCTTGCCGCCGCGCTACCAGCTTGAGGCGCTCGCCACTGCCGCCTACGAGGACTACGAGCGCCGGGTCGGTTGCCGCATCGAGAACGTCAGCAAGCGGGTCGGGCTGGAGCAGGAGCGCCGTGGCCGGACGGCCTTCGAGGGCAAGTGGCGCGCCGCCATGCGGCGCTGGGGGTCGGCCAAGATGAAAGTCGAGGCGGCGCGGCCCAATCCAAAGTCAAGGCCCGACCTAAACGACGATTTCGTTTCGCAGCCCAAGATCGACCCGGCAACCGGCGAGGCGCTGCCGCTGCTGCAAACGTCGGCGCAGTTCCTGCGCGGCTTCGTGCCGCCCGACTACCTGATCGATAAGCTGATCCAGAAAAGCTACCTCTACGCACTCACCGCCCGCACCGGCCACGGCAAGACTGCCGTCGCCATGCTGATGGCGTCCACCGTGGCGCGCGGCGTGCCGTTCCACGGTTACGAGGTGGCGCCCGGCAGGGTGCTGTTCCTCGCCGGTGAGAACGCGCAGGACGTCCGCGCCCGCTACAAGGTTCTCGCCGATCACGAGAAGTTCGACCCGGAGGCGGTGCCGTTCTACTTCGTGGATGGCGTCATCGACATCGCGGTCAGCATGCCGAAGATCATCGAGGAGGCGACGAAAATAGGCGATCTGGCGCTCATCGTAGTGGACACGGCGACGGCGTACTTTCGCGGCGACGACAGCAACAGCAACGCCCAGCAGGGCCTGTTCGCGCAGGTGCTGCGGCGGCTGATCGCGCTACCCGGTAACCCGGCTGTGCTGGTCAACTGCCACCCGGTGAAGAACGCGACAGCCGACAACCTGATCCCGCTGGGCGGCTCCAACTTCATCAACGAGGTGGACGGCAATCTGACGCTCTGGTCGGAGGAAAAGACCTGCGCGCTCAACCCGCATGGCGCCAAGTGGCGCGGCTCCCCGTTCGAGCAACTGGAGTTCGAGTTGCGGACGGCAACCAGCGACACGGTCAAGGACAGCAAGGGCCGGTGCATGCCTTCGGTTGTGGCGGTGCCCATCACCGAGGCCGGGGCCGAGCGGCGGCTCCAGACGGCGGAAGCTGACGAAGATACGGTGCTGAAGCTGATCCACGGTTATAAAAACTCCAGCTTCACTGAACTTGCCAAGCTGGCAATGTTCACGCTGCCGGACGGACGGCCCTACAAGTCGAAGGTGCAGCGCATTGTCGAGCGGCTGAAAGCCAGCAAGCTGGTGTTCAAGTATCGCGGCTCGAAGTACCGGCTGACCAAAAAGGGCTGCAAGATCGCCGGGGTGAAGTGGGAAAAGGACGACGACGATGACTAAAGTTCCATCGTACCGAACCGCAAAAAACGGCGGTACGATTTCAGTCGCCGTACCGGCGGTTTGGTACGACGGTACGTTTCGGAACGAATTGAAATCAACCTTATGAAAATACTCATAAATCCTCGTGGTACGTTTCAGGTACGGACGACTGTTTACTGTCGTACCGTACCGCACCCGTACTCTTGGGGGGTGTGGGGGGTTTTTTTGGAGCAACGGGAGGGACTGGCATGGCGAAAAGGGTAAAGAAGCTGACGACCGAGATCAGGGAGGTGACGAACCCTGACCGCTGGGACCGCAGTCACGGTACCTACATCGCGGGTAGGGGCTTCATCGACGGCGCTGATGCGGTGGCGGTCGAGATGGAGCGCTACTGGGGTGTCGACAGGCTCAGGCTCTTGGTGCCGCCGGAGGTGAGGGAGAAGTTCGACAGGCAGCGCTACCTGTTCAGCAAGGCTATCAGCAACGGCGACCTCGAAGAGGTGCGGCGCGAAAGCACCCGCATGATCGCGGGTTGGATGGCGTGCAACAAGATGGCGCTAGCGGCTGGCGCCAAGCGGCTGGAGCGTGAGGTTATCGAGGTGGGGCTGGATGACGGCACGGTGGCGGCGATAGTTCCAGACGCCATTAGGGCCTCGCTGGTGCAGGCGGAGGGGCGGCAGGTTACGATCTATACCCATGAGGAGATCGGGCGCATCCTGAGCGGCCATAGCCTCGTGGCGAAGGTGAAAACGGTATGGCCGGGGGCGCAGGTGATACGATCGGTGCTGCCGGACGATCCATTGCGCAAGATCGACCGGCCCACCGGGTTTGACACCGAGTTCGATGACGAGATCAAGATTGCCCGTTAGCGGGGTAGGGCGTCGATGGCCTCCGCGTGGTGCTCGATCTCGCGCCGCAGGTTGGCGATCAGGGCCTGACGCTCGACCCAAGCGTCACGGGCGGCTTGGTATTCGTGCGGGCGGTGCTGGTAGTCGCGGCCATTGGGGGTAGCTTCGCTCATGGCCTCCTGCACCAGCCGCAACGCGCCGACGATGGCGAGTTGCTGGCTGACCAGTTCAGTCTTGTTGGTGCCGTTGATGCTGATCTGCGGCATGACGAGGGGTGGGAGGGTCATTCGACATCTCCGTTGCGAGCCGACACGCGCAGCGTGCGGACGTTGGTGACGTTGGTGTGCGCCCGCATCCACTGCGGCGACAGCTTCTCGCGCACCGCCTTCATGTCGAGGGTCTCACGTTCAGTCTCCGAGATCGAGAGGCGGAACAGTTCGCCTTCGTAGGCGCCGGGCTTGAGGTCGCCGAGCGCCTTTTTCAGTTCCTTTTCTTTCAGTTCGAGCGCCGCGATCTGCGCCTTCAGTTCGCCGAGGGCGTCGATGGTGGCAACGAGATTATTCTTGGTCATGTCCGTACTCCTCTGTGATGGACAAAAAAAGTAATGGGCCATCTGGACACTGATGTCAAGATGGCCCGGTGATGCTCAGCCCCTGACCCGCCATTCCTTGGTTTTCTTGTCGAAGCTGGTGTGGGTCTGCTTCCAGCCAGCGAAGCGGGCTTCCGAGAGTTCGAGGTCGGCCTTCAGCGCCGCCAGACGTCCCTCCTGCTCGCGCAGCGCCGCCGCTTTCATGTCGTCGTAGCTGCGGTAGGCGCTGGCGCGGTAGACCTGCACGGCCTTCGGCTCGATCGGGGCGCGGGCGTTGGTGTGGAGGGCGTCGGCACAGGCTTTGCGGTGCGCCTGATTGAGATCGCCCTCGCGATCGCCTTCGACGACGAGCGCCTCGAACTCGCTGCGGCTGAAGAACTCCGTGACGGGCTTGGAGAACTTCTGGTGGCGCCCGTAGGTGCCCTCGAAGTATGGCTCGCATGCGGTATCGACCGAGAATGCCAGCTTCACTTTTTCGGCCTTGATGCTGACGATCACCTTTGCGGTGTCGTCGATCATCTGCTGGAGCGACACGATCAGGTCGGCGAGGCGGGCGCGATCGACCTCGAACGGCAGGTACTTGGCGCCCATGCAGGAGGCGGTCTGCCAGCCGTAGCCGGGGCGCTCGTAGCCGTGGTGCGCGATGGTCCCCGTTTGGGCGAATATCTGCCGACCGCAGCACTGGCAGGTCATGGCGCTGGCTTGCTTGCGGGCCTTCTCAGCCGCGATCGTGGCCTTGCGGCTTTCGCGGTAGGCCTGACGCTCTTGGTAGTTCATTCCAGACAGGACGTTGTAACGGCGCATGGTGATGGCTCCTCTGTTTCGATGCTCTATATGATGCCATTCTGACCCCGGTGTCAATAGGGCTAAAACACCCTGCAAAAGGCCTTGTTGACAGCGGTGTCAGTAAGGCGCTATATGCGAGCGGTCATAAACAGGAGGGTCATGTGGTCAATAACTGGCAGCACGAGCGCACGCTCACCCCGCTGCAATTCAAGCGCATCGTCAAGCAACTGGGCATGAGCCAAGCCGGGGCCGGGCGGTACATAGGTGTGAGCCTTCGTACCGTGCGCCGCATGGTGAAGGGTCAGGCCGTGGTCCCCGCGTCGGCAGCGCTGCTGCTGCGATCGCTGGTGGCGCACGGTGAGACCCCGGTGGTGCCGAAGTGGATCGGGGACTGACCATGTACATCTCAGGCACGGTACTCATGTGGGTCGCGATCGGGCTGGTGGTCCTCGCCGTCATCAGCCCCAACCGCTGATCTGGCTTGCTGCAAAATCGGAGGGCGCGTAGTGTCCCGCATTCGGGCGCCACGCGCCCTCTTCGCGTTGGGGGTGAGCCGATGTCGGAAGCAAAGATCAGGGCGCTGATCGAGGACACCGACAGAAAAACCCGCGACGACATGACGGCCGCGCTGACGGCTGCGGTGCTGACCGCAACTCACGAGATAGCGATGATCCGTTCCGACGGGCAGAAGCAGCTTGATGCCTTGCGCCGCGATCTGGATGAGTTGCGCGATCGCTTCGACATGGTTAGCGGTTCAAACGGAGGGCGGGTACGACCCCGTTAAATAATTTGCCTCGAAAGAAAATACCCGCCGACATTCGCTCGCTGGCGCGAGCCTACACCGACGAAGCGATCAGGCGGCTCGCTGCGCTGATGCGAAACCCCGGCGCCGATCAGCCGACCAGCACGAGCGTGCATGCCGCGCAAATTCTTCTGGAGCGCGGCTGGGGCAAGCCGCACCAGACCGTGAGCGGCGAGGACGACGGCCCGATCGAGATCATCATCAGGAAGATGCTCGATGGCAAAGATTGAACTCGACTTGCCGTTCAACGGCTGGGCGCCGCGCCCGCATCAGCGGAAGTTGTGGCGGCATCTCGCGCGTGGCGGCAAGCGAGCGATGGCGGTGTGGCACCGGCGAGCGGGCAAGGACGAAGTCTGTCTGCATCACACTGCCGTCGCTGCCTTCGAGCGCGTCGGAAACTACTGGCACTGCCTTCCCGAGTTCTTGCAAGGCCGCAAGGCGATCTGGACGGCGATCAACGCTCACACCGGCAAGAGGCGCATCGATGAAGCATTCCCACAGAAGCTGCGAGCCAACACCAACGACAACGAAATGTTCATCCGCTTCCACAACGGAAGCACTTGGCAGGTCATTGGCAGTGATCGATACGACGCCACCGTCGGCGCCGGTGTCGCAGGAATTGTCTACAGCGAGTGGGCGCTCGCCAACCCCAGTGCATGGGCCTACCACCGGCCAATGGTCGAAGAGAACCAAGGCTGGGCGGCGTTCATCACTACTCCCCGAGGACGCAATCATGCGCTCGCCATGTTTCGCCATGCCGAGCAGTCGCCCGACTGGTTCGCCGAACTTCTCACCGCCGAGGATACCGGCGCCCTCACGCAAGCTGCTCTCGCTGCGGCGCTGAAGGAGTACACGGCGCTCTACGGCATGGACGTCGGCACGGCGCAGTACAAGCAGGAGTATTTCTGCGACTGGCAAGCGGCGATCTTGGGCGCCTACTTCGCGTTCGAGATGGCACAAGTTCGCAGCGAAGGCCGCGTCATCGCGGTCGAGGCCGACCCCGATCGGCCGGTACATCGAGCGTGGGACTTGGGCGTGCGCGACGACACCTCGATCTGGTGGTGGCAGGTGCAGGGAGCGCAGCCGATCATCCTCGACCACTACGCGGCCAGCGGCGCCGGTGTCGATCACTTCGCCGGTGAGATCGAGAAGCGCCGCGACATTCACGGCTGGAAGGACGGCACCGACTGGGTGCCGCACGACGCCAAGGTGAAGGAGTTTGGCACCGGCAAGACGCGGGTCGAAAGCATGCAAGCGCTGGGGCTGCACCCGATGCTGGTGCCGTGGGCGACGTTCGCTGACGGCATCGAGGCGGCGCGGCGCACGTTGCCGCTGTGCGTGTTTCATCCGCG